CTCCCCAGGCGTCGTCATGTTTAACGGCGTTGAGCTAAACATCCGCGACGTAGTGTGTTTCCTCTCGGGGTCACAAGGCATTGTCTACACCGGCCGGCGAGCAGTGCAGTGTGCCATCCGACTTGACCAGGCGGCGGAGCGGTTTGCCTCCAATGAGATTGCAGCGGGCTACCTGCAGCAGACCGGCGGTGAGCCTATGTCGTCTGAGGAGCTGGGCGAGCTGGCCGCGTCGTGGTCGTCATCGCGTCGTGAGAATGCAATTGGCGCACTGTCTGAGGGAATCACCTTCACGGAATTCGACAGCGACCCGTCGAAATTGCAGCTCGTCGAGGGCCGTGAGTATTCGGCAAAAGATATTTCGCGGCTTATGGACATTCCCGCCTACCTGCTCGCCGTTGACCAATCCGGCATGACTTATGCGAACGCGCAGCAGTCCCGGCAGGACCTCATCGAATTCGGTGCGCGTCCCCTGCTCCACGCCATTGCGGAACGTCTGTCGATGGACGACGTACTACCCCGGGGGCGTCATGTTGAATTCGACACCGAGACATACATCGGCGAGATGGACACGCATGTCATGCCGGATGGTTCGATCATGGAAAACGAAGAGGTGGAATTGTGATCCGCTTTGATGCAGACGCCACGCTGATCACCGCACAGGCCGGTGACGCTACGCAGCCCGCCCGCATCAGCGGGCTAGCAGTGCCGTGGGATGTAGTGGCGACCGTTTCGGACGGGACCTCAGTGCAATTCGCTAGGGGCGCGTTCGACCTTAATCAGAAGGCCGCAAAGCTCCTCGAAAACCACGATATGAGCCAGCTTCGTGGCGTCGTGAGTACCCTTACCGATTCGCCCCAAGGCCTTGAATTCGAGGCGACACTGGCCGACACGCGCGCGTCGCGTGACGCCGTGGCCCTGCTCCAGTCCGGTGCCTACGATTCCGTTAGCGTCGGCGCGGTGCCCATCACTTTCTCCACCGACCCTAACGGGGTCATGACAGTCACGGAGGCCAAACTGGTGGAACTTTCACTGGTAGCGGTCCCCGCGTATGAGGATGCAGTAATCACCCAGGTGGCCGCGACTGCGGCCGACCCTGATCCAGACCCAGAGACAGAGGACGAAGAAATGTCAGACGCCGTAACGGCTGAGCCCATTGCGGCAGAGGCCACCATCCCGACTAATCCCATTATCTACGCAGAGGCAAAGCGGCCTTTCATCATGCCTTCGCCGGCCGAATACATCAGCGCATTCCTGACCGGTGGCACGAAGTTTGACGCCATGCAGGCAGGCATTCAGGCCGCAGCTCCCGACGTCATTAACACCGACCTCCCGGGCATCCTGCCGGTGCCGATTGTGCAGCCGGTTTACAACAACTTCATTGGCAACCGCCCGGTCGTGGACGCCATTGGTGCCCGCGCTATGCCAGGCGGCGGCAAGGTGTTTATCCGCCCGAAGGTCACGACCCACACCACCATCGGTGTGCAGGCCACGGAGAATACGGCGCTCGACGATGGCACGTTCGTCGTGGACGACCTTCAGGTAACCAAAAACACCGTCGGCGGATACGTAACACTCAGCGAACAGGCCATCGACTTCACCACGCCGGAGGTTATCGGCCTGCTGCTCGACGACATGGGCCGCATTTACGCGAACCAGACCGACAACATTGCGGCCGACGCGCTTGTGGCCGGTGCGACTACTGACGAAGCATTCGTCGGATCGATCACCGACCCGGCCGCGTGGGCACTCTGGGTTTCTACGTCTGCCCAAGTGATCCTTAGCGCGTCGAATGGCAACCTGCCTACTCACCTTTTCGTGAGCCCCGACCGCTGGGGAAACCTGCTCGGTCTGTCGGACACCTCCGACCGCCCGCTTTTCCCGAACATCGGCCCAATGAACGCCTACGGCGACCTCGCCGTAACGTCGGATATGGGAATGGCCTTTGGCCTCCGCGTCGTGGTGGATCGCAACTTTGCGGCCTCCACCACAATTATTGGCGACGCGTCAGGGTTCGAGTGCTACGAGCAGCAGAAGGGTGCCATTTCGGTGGACGTTCCCTCCACGCTCTCGCGCACCATTGCCTTCCGTGGCTACTTCAGCACGCTGATGCTTGATAGCTCTAAGTTTGTCATCGCTTCGTAGACCGTTCTAGGCCACCTGCCCCATGTCCGAATACTCGATTACTCACGCGCAGCGGATAGATGACTATGCCGTCATCCAGACGCTGGAGGTGACTGAGATTGGCACGGGGCAGGTGGTCACGGTGACTGGCGTTCCCGGGTTTAACGGCACGTTCGTAATTCAGGCCGTGCCGACGTACCTTTATCTGGGAGTCAATGAGGAAGGCGACTGGCTTTTCGATCCCGCGATCATCCTTCCTAACCAGCTGCTGTATTTTTCTGAAGATGACGACGTAGCGCGGGATGCAGTCATTCCCCAAGGCACGCTTACCTTTACGCCCGTCTGCACCTGGGCAAGTGACCAGGACGTCCTCGACTGGCTAGGGATTGACCCTGCCACGCCGAACGATGAGGCCTTTGTTACGGTGGCGACCAACGCCGGTAACGCTTTCGCCTACCGCCGGCGCAGGGAGTCGGGCTACTTTGACTCTCTCACCACGGTCCCCGGGCCCGACGTTCTACTGGGCACGATCATGATGGGTGCGGCGCTGTATAGAGAGAGAGGCAGCGTCGATTCTTACGCGTCCTTCGACCAGATGGGCGGAGCCGTTCCATTCGGCACCCACGGGCAGATCAACAAGCTGCTGGGCGTAAACCGGGCACAAGTCGCATGAGTGCTACAGGCATTTTCGCGGAGGCCCAGGCGACACTCGCGGCCAGTCTCACTGCTCTCGGGCTTACCGTCGTGACTGATTCGCGGAACGCGCGGCCTATGTCTGTCGTCATCGAGCCGCCGACGTTCACCTGCTTCAATTCCAACATCGCAGACATTACGTTCCGTCTGCGGATTCTCGCCGCGCCGCCCGGAAATTCCGACGCGGCGGACTACCTGATGACGACTGCGGATACCGTGATGGATTCGGAAATCAGCGTCATCAGTGGCACCCCGTCGATGACGGCAATTGGCGGGCAGGATATCCCGTCATTCGATCTCACCATTCGCGTATCAACCATGAGGAGCTAGACCAGTGGCTACCACCACCTATCTTTCACAGCCGCACAGCATCACCATCGGTGGGGTGGACCTCACTGACCAGTGTTCGTCCATTACCTTCACGCTGGGTTCTAACCCGCTCACCTCCACCGCTTTTGGCGATCTGGGCGAGCGTATGGTCGCGGGCCTTCAGACCGTCGAAGGTTCCATCACGCTTTACGCTTCCTACGGCGCTGGCGAAGTTGAGGCCACGCTAAACGCCGAAGTGGGCCAGGGCGATACCGTCATCGTGGTCACTCACGCGGCGGGCGCAATCAGCGCGAGCAACCCGGAATACACGATCACGAACACCATGATCGCCGACATTCCGACCGCGCAGACCGTGGGCGAGCTTCAGGTGTACGAGGTGTCGTTTTCCGCAGGCACCTGGGCACGCGACATCACGCCGTAGGGCAAAGACTAAGGGGAAAAGATGCCTGCACAATTCACGCTGCTGTATAAGGGCCAGTCGCACGAAGTTGATATCACGAGCCTTTACGTTGCCTCACAATTTGAGGAAAAGTACGACCGCTCTTTCCAGTGCATGGCGAATGCATCGGAAATGCGGGTGGGGTGGCTAGCGTTCTGTGTGTGGCGTGCAGCTGCACACCAAGGAATTACGGTCCCGCTCAAGTTTGACGACTTCCTACAGAATGACCCAGTGATTGAGGCAATCGAGGACGCGGAGGGAGAGAACACAAACCCTACGCCAGGGGAACAGTAAGGCGGGCTCTCGCTGAGGTATTGGCAGACACCGGCTACTGGCCCCCAGATGTACCGTTCACCATTAGGGACCTCACTACGGTCCTCGGAGCAATAAACGAAAGCCGCCGCACCTGATGCCAGTCGGAATGTCCACAGATATTGAAGGTGTGGCCGGGGCAATCAAACTGCTGCGAAAGATTGAGCCCGAGTACCGCAAAGAATTCAATAAAGGCATGCGCGAGGTAGTGGCTCCCGTGCTAAGTGAGGTGAAGGCAGGCTACCCCGCGCTTCCGGCAAGCGGCATGGCCCGGGCGTGGAATCCGAAGGGCTACGCCATATTTCCGTGGGATCGCGCGAAGGTCGCCCGGGGCGTAAAGCTAAAGACCTCCACGCGGCGCGGCCAGTCGTCCGTTCTCTACATCAGCCAGGGTGAGCCTGCCGGTGTTCTCTTTGAGGTTCCGACGGCTAAGACGCTAGGGCCGCTATTCCGCGCATCCTCACCGCGCCTACTCTGGCCCGCTTACGAACGACACGCCGGTCGCATTGCCCAGGGCGTTGAGGACGTTCTCGGGGTTGCCGTAGATCGCATTAACAGGGAGATTCAGTAATGGCAATCACTATCCCGATCATTACGGACTTCAATTCACGTGGCATTGACTCGGCGCTAAAGCAATTCAAGAAGCTCGAAACCAACGGACAGCGTGCAGCGTTCGCCGTAAAGAAAGCGGCAATACCCGCAGGCATTGCCCTTGTGGCCCTCGGGGCCGCAGCGGTGGACTTCGCAAAAGCCGCAATAGAGGATGCAGCGGCATCCGACCTGCTGGCAGGTCAACTAAAGCGCGTCACCGGGGCGACTGATGCCGCCGTTGCAAGTGCCGAGGGCTACATCACCAAACTGTCCATGCAGGTCGGCATTGCCGACGATCAGCTGCGGCCGGCGCTTGGCAAACTGGCAACGGCAACCGGCGACGTGGCGAAGGCGCAGGACCTGCTGGGCATCGCCCTCGACGTATCAGCACAGACGGGCAAGCCGCTAGAGGCCGTCACCACCGCACTGGGCAAAGCCTACGGCGGGAACCTCGGGGCGCTAAAGAAACTCATTCCCGGGTTTGACGAAGGCATTATCAAGTCAAAGGACTTTGAGAAGGCCCAGGCGGAGCTGGCAAGGATTACCGGCGGGGCGGCCGCCGAAGCTGCGGAGACAGGCGCGGGCAAGTTTCGCACGCTGGGCGTTACGATTGACGAGACAAAAGAGGCCATAGGCGCGGCCCTGCTCCCGGCGATTAGCCTGCTGCTTCCGGTGCTGCAAAGTATGGCGACGTTCGTGCAGGAGAACGCCACAGTGGTCGCCATTGCAGGCGTAGCCATTGCCGCGTTCGCAGCCGCCATCATCGCCGTCAACATCGCCATGAAGGTTGCAGCGGCCACCACCGCGATCCTCACCGCCGCCCAGTACGCCTACAACCTGGCGCTATCGCTTAACCCCATCGGCATCGTGATCATTGCCCTTGCCGCATTCGTCGCAGCCGTGATCGTCGCCTATAACACCTCCGACACGTTTCGGGGTTTCGTCGACGGGCTGGGCAACGCATTCAAGGCCGCGTTTAACTGGATATCAGAGAACGTGGCACCGATTATTAGCGGGGTCGTCAATGCCCTGAAAACGGCGTTTAACTGGATTGAGAAAAACGCCGGCCCCGCGCTAGACGTACTCAAAACGGCTTTCATCGTGGCCTTCGCGCCGATCTACGCCGCGTTTAAGACGCTGCAAGCGCTGCTCAAACTGATTGGATCATTCGACAAGGGCAACCGGACCCCGTTCAACCCGGCCGACCCGGGCAGCGGTCTGAACCCAGCCGGAGGGTTTGACGGCGACCCGGCAACGCCATTCGCCATGGGCGGGATTGTCACACGACCGACGCTGGGGCTCATTGGTGAAGCAGGCCCAGAGGCCGTCATCCCACTTGACCGGCTTAGCGGCATGGGCGGCATCACCATTAACGTGCAGGCGGGCCTAGTCTCCACGCCGGACCAGATCGGCCAGCAGATTATTGAGGCCATACAGAACGCGCAGCGCCGCAGCGGCCCGGTGTTCGCGGCAGCATGAGCGCCCCGACTCTTCAGGTACTGGTTGGATTCCAGACAACGGTTTCCTTCGGGACGCCGTTCCAGCTGGACAATGCCACCTACGGGCTACTGGACACGAGCACGCTGGGCGGCTACCAGATGGTCGACCTGACCAGCATGGTTCAGAGTGTGAGCATTACCAGGGGCCGCAACCGTGAGATGGAACAATTCAACGGCGGCACCGCGCAGCTCCAGATTTACGATCCCACGCGCCTGCTCGACCCGCTGAACACTGCCAGCATTTATTACCCGTTCGTGGCCCCACGGCAGCCCGTGCAGGTCCTCGCCGGCGGCGTCATTATCTACACCGGGTTCGTGACTGACTGGGACCTCGACTACGGCTACACGACGAATGCCAACGTGACGACCGTGGCGTGCGCGGATGCCTTCACGGTGCTGGCCAATCAGTCCATGAACGCCGTGACGCCCTCAGCGGAATCCAGTAGCGCGCGCGTGGCGTACGTCCTCACGCTCCCCGAGGTTGCGTATCAAGGCCCCTACAGCGTCGGCACGGGTTCCTCCACCCTCGGGGCCTTCCCGATTACTGAGGGCACGAACGTGCTCACCTACCTTCAGAACGTGGCGACGTCTGAGCAGGGCTACCTATTCATTGCCTCTAATGGCACCCTGACCTTTACCGGGCGCGCGGCAGTGCTGAACCCGGTGTCGTCGATTGCCTTCGTGGACACCGGCAGCGGTGGCATTCCGTA